AACTTTCTTCTTTACTTTCTGTTCGGGTGTCATGACCATTTTTTATTTTCAAACTCTACTGTGCCTAATGTAGACCCACCACTCATAGGTGTTGTAGGCTTTCGCACCACTCTACCATATTCTATTTCTTTCAATGCTCTTGGGTCATCTTCAAACCTCTCGTGCATATCTAACTCTTTAGGTGTCCTCTTCGAGTTTCTAATTTCTAATCGTCTTTGCAAATCTCTTATACTTGCTCTTCGTCTACTGTGCTTATCCATTACTTGTTTCCCAATCTGATTGTGTCTCTTTATCTTTTAAAATTTTATCGCAGAAACATTTTATGTGTTGCACTTTAGAAATATCATTATAACAATACTTTAAAATCAAATTGCATATTCTCTTGGTTATTGTTTGTCTCATTTTAACCTCCCAAAAAAACTGGTTTCAATGTTAGTGCGACACTAACAAATTAAGGTTTCCCAAAACTGTTAGTGCCACACTAACATTTTAATTGTTACGGATGATATATCCAAAAGATATCGTTGTTAATCCTTTTGCCTACGTCATCCACTTCGTAGATAGGTGGTTGAGCATCAGACATCATAAGTAATGCCATCTTCTCTTGCACCCATCTAGGTAGTACATCAACAGAATCATACCAACCCTCTGCTTGGTTGTCAATACCATTGATACCAATCGGTGTTATTTTAACACATTTGCTACCATTGTCTATTGAAACACGATATATCTTGTTATCGTGTGGTATCTGATGAGATGTGGAAGTCTCTTTCCGTGATGACATAAAACATCGTGGAATCAATTTTGTAGCCAACTTCATCGACAAACCCTCCCTCGTCTAACATTGTTAACACAGATACCTTACCCAACAAGTCTTCGGGTAACGTGCTATCATCAAGCACCACCTTGGGTGACAGACTCATATCCTCTATCGGTTGACTTGTGCCAAGTGTGCCTCCCTCTGCATTACCAATAAATGTTACATCAAACTTCCTAACTTTGAAAGCATCTTCGTAAACACGTATGTGGTACACCTTGTGTTGTTTCTTCAGGGCTTCACTCAGTTGTTGCTCTTGTGCAAGGAAGTCCTCGTATGTTTTGAGAAAGTCGGGATCGTCTTCCAACAACTCACGTTTCTCTGTGTATATCTTGTGCATGAACTGTAACACAGTATGTTCCTTGGCACGATTAGCCTTGAACTTTCTAATGTAGTCATAGCTTTCTTGCACAGAGTTGAACAAAGACTTGTAAAGATTACCCAACTTGTTCTCCTCTTGTCGAGTGATATTACCCAATGATTGCACGATGCGATCTTGATTTATGTATGCCATGTCGTGAGGTGACATCACACGTAAATAAGTTTTAGCATTCTTCATTGCTTTGTCCCATTTCGTTGACATCTTGGCATAGTGTTGCCAACTACCATCGTTGTACTTCCAGTTGTTGATAGTCCTAGCACATACACAAAACAGATAATCATCACTCGTGGTGGTGGATAGGAAGTTAAGACCTCTCCCTACCCAACCCATCACGTATGGGTTATCATCTCTGTATATCCAGTAAGAGTCATCTCTCCTACGTGTAAACTTAACACCACGTAGTTCTTTACTCAACTGCTGCACAAACTGTTCTAAAGTTTCTTGGTTTGTTTTCCACACAGCAGGTTTTGTCGATAGGTCTCCCTCGACCCATGGTTTGATAAGAGACACTCGTGCATAGTTGTCCTTGTATCTTTTCCAATACGATATCTTATTAGTCATTACACTTCCTCCTTTGTTATGTGTTCATCAGCCACAAGTTTTGTGAAACCCATGTGCTTGTTAAACCATCGATTGTACTGCGAACGTATCTTCGATGCCTCTTGCTTGTCTTGACAGTCCACTATGTCTTCCATGTCATTGATAATATCTCTTACCAAGTTAAGACGCATGGGGTGTTGGTCATCAGCCAGTATCTGCTCTATCAAAGGCACTGGGAAATGAGCATGTTTCCATGGCGAGTCTTGGTATATCTGACTATCACGCATGTAGTGAACTCTCTCTTGTGGTATGTTAAGAACATTCTCCACATAGTTCTGCACTTCCTCACGACCCTCGTTGAGTGCCTCACGTTTAGCTTTGTACTTGAGTTGTCGTGTTTGCCATTGTTCTTGGTAATAGTTACCACTGCTACCTCTGTCCCTGCCACCAAAGATATTGTTGAACATAGGTGCAACTGTACACATGTAGTCCCACAGTTCGTTGATCTGTGACTTGTACTTGTTCTTAGTTGCCACATCCACACCATAACGTTTGGCATGCCACGTAAACTTGTTACCAGTAAGTTTGAACTTGGTATCACTGAGATTATCTGCATGATCTCTCCTAAACACTAGGTAATGCTCGTCATCTTTCTTCAAACCATTTTGAGTATTGTAGTAGTTGTTTGGAAACCACATACTCTTGGGTAAGAGATACCTCACACCCTCATAGACTACGTACTGCTTACCATCGCCAATGATAGCGTGCATATCACTAGGTAAACATCTTGATAAGAACGAGTACCTAGAGTTGTGAGCATAGTGACCCGACCCATTACGAATACGTATCGTGTCGTAGCCATCATGCCTAGTCCACACTACTGGTGCAAATGTTAGTGTTGCACTAACATCTTGGATAGTATGGAGTTGGTGGTTATCCTCATACTTGTAATACCATGTCATATTGTCACCTAACTCGCCATTGAGTAACATGTAACAAGTATCGGAAACTTTAGCGATACGCTCATGCTTTCTACCTCTGTCACCGATAGGTCGTATATCGTGTTGCAACGTTTGATTTTTACTGATGATTGGTTTGGTATTGTTGTAACAAGCCTCCACCTGCTCAAAGCAGTTTAGACCAAACCTAGACATGCCATACTGTGATACTCCGTACATTAGAACTTCTCCTTTATGTTGTTAATTGTTGTTACTTCTCTTGCTATTACATCACGGATATATTCTTCCCAATGTTCTCCATGATTCTCTTTGATCTTAACGATGGCTTGCTCGTTGGTCATACCATCGTTGTTTAGATAGCCGTAGAACTCTTCCTCTACCTCTATCATTTGGCTGTTCTGATAACGTGTCATAATATACTCCTTCCTTTTATGTGAACAGTTTTACCGACAGTCGGATTGGCTTGCTCGTTGTCCATGATACACCATAGCACTGGACAAGACCACGAACCCCAACTGCCACCTAGATAGCCATCGGTCAGCACGATACATGCTTGAGGTTTGATACCCTCACTCGTTATGTGATCGGGTACACACTCGACCATAGTGCCACCACCACCTTGTGGCTTGGTGGACTCGACCAAGGTATCGATCTCGTGCATCTCGTACTTCTCGTCTTGACAGATTTGTGTGTCCCAATAGAGTAGTCGTACCTTATCGGGTGACACAGTATCGCAGATCGATTGTACCTCGGATAAAAAAGCAGTGAGTTCTAGTTGACCGATCGAACCACTTGTGTCGATAGCGATAACGAGTTCCCCCACTTTCTCCGATATACCACTCGGCATATATGCACCGATAGATACGAATCGTCTGTTAGGTCGTTGCCACGTAGAGTAGTCACTGCCTGCACATGTGGACGTGATGAACTCTCGTAACACCTCTCGCCAATCGATCTGTGGTTTGAGCAGTTCGTCAAGGTCACGATCGCCACCACTACCCATCTTGCCTGCAATCAATGCACCTTGTCGAATAGCCTCGTCAATGTCCTTGGCAAGTTCTCGTTTGTCTTGCTCACTCATTGACTCAGCACCTTCCCAGTCATGTTGATCGAAACCTTGTGGTAACGAGTCGCCTTGTGTTGGTTGACCATTACCAGATCCACCGTTCGGTTGTTGACCATCGGGTTGTGGTTGCTTACCACGATATTTCTTCTTGAGAATATTGAACACTTGTGCCGTGTCCATATCTCGGAACTGCTCGTCAAGACAAACCATTGGTGGTAGAACTGCAAAGTTGTCATGCTTGTTGTCATCGTAAATCTTGAGATTGATAACATAGTCACATGCACGATTGGCAAGTTCTGCATCTTCCTCGTACAAGTGTCGCCATGTGATAAGGTGTCTGTACAACTTGTGATAGTTCTCGTGCAACACCACACCACGTAGTTGTGCATCGGGGATACTATCTGTAAATGCCCTACCATATATCTCATTGACACCATCGGTGCAGGCAGTTGGTACGCCATCGCTGACTGTCCTCTCGCCAATCATGAGTATGCCTGCAAGTGCGACATACTTTGGATTACCCATGATGTCAACGACTGCCTTGGACAATCGTTGCTCAGTGGTAAGTTCTTTTCCTATGCTTAACATAGTTACTCCTTTCTGTTAGTGTTACACTAACGTTTTTGGTTACTTCTTATCTGATGCGAACATGTAGTTGTTCTGCACTGCCCAGTCTGTGAACTTCTTGTTTGTCATAACAAGTGTCTGCTTGGCATACTTGGGAACACGTACACCATTGGCGAACATGCCTTGTGCCTCTTTGTCTAGTCTGACAAGGTAGTCCATCCAAGCGTTGACCCAGTCTCGTTCTATTGATGCCAGTGTTCGGTAAACCACCATGCACACAGCACTTGCACTCGTAGGTATCTTGGCAGTCTTAGGCTCTTTCTTGATACTCTCAAGTGTAGGCAGTTGGTCTGCCAGTTTGACAAATGCCATCAAGTCCATAGCTCCACGCTCACCAATAGTACCCATGAGTAAACTCGTTAGTGTGTGGTCATCGAGGTGTTCCCTGGATTTGAGCCAGTCACTGCAAGCCTCGGCAGAACGTGGTGTAAAGAACGATGATCTCTGTGCCTTGGGGTGGTAGATATACACGTTGTCTTCGGGGTTCTTGACATCCTCGAAAGAATGAAACAACTGTGGATTATCCTTACACCAACCAAGCAACGTAGGGTCGATACCATTGTTGATGCCCCACTCTATCCACTCTGTGTTGGTAGGTTTCTTCATGGTAACGATAGTGATACGATTACGTGAATGTGGTGGTAACAAGTCACCTACACCCTCTGCACCCAAGTTGGTCGTAGCAAACACGATACTGTCTTTGTGCAAAGTGTAGCCACCAATCTTACGTTCGAGCATCAATCGTAGCATTGCATTCTTGACCGATGGATTGGACTTGCCATACTCATCAATCATTAGAATGATAGGCTTGTTGAGATGGACACCAAGTTCTTCGTTAGTAGCAAAGGCAACGTAGTCCGAGCCGTCTAACATGTTTAGCTTTGGTATCGTAATGTCACCCAAGTCTTTGGTCGTGCAATCAAAGTAGCATGGTGTATGTGTGGTAAGTTCTTTTGCCAAGTTAGACAAGATAGAAGATTTACCCGTACCCATGTGACCTTGCACTAGGACAGTTCGTAAGTGACCACCTTGCTTAATAGCATTGGTTACTTGATCGATTGATTGTGCATACATCTGCACTGCTGAATTGTTAGTCATGATAGTTCCTTTCTGTTAGTGTGACACTAACTGTTATTGTTAAATTATATATCAAGTGATGGTAATGCTTTGATGGCATCATCGATCGCTTGCTTGGTCTCAGCACGTAGAAACTCGTCTTCACGTAAGGCATCGGGTGTGACACCACGTAAGGCATTGTCTAGGCTAACTCGCATAGACTCCATTCTACTATCTTTGGTGACATTGCAAACCGATAGCAGTTCGACAATATCAACAACATTCGTAACAAGTGTGTCACGAAATATTTTCTTCGTCTCCTTGTCTGCATAGTCAAGGCGTTCGGACATATTGATAAGTACCTTGTGCAAACGTGTCCATACGTCATTCATTGCATTACTAAGTTGAGACGAATAGTAATCGGTGTAGCTTTTCTGCAATACCTCTTTCTGCTCGTTGCCGATATCGATACGAAAGTCACCGACTTCGGGCAGTGGTATGTATGAGATATTGAAGTTGAACTTACTCGCTATCTGATCGGGACTTGGGTAGTCCATACGTCTGAACAAGTCACCTAGTTTGTCTTGTGCATCTGCGACACGATTGGCATAAGCATTGAGAAACTTTGTGATAAGTTCTTTGTGCGAGTTGGCAAAGTCCGTCATTACCCTGTGGTACTTGAAGTACTGTGCAGTTGGTAACAGTCGGATGCCAGTGTCTGACCATGGCATTGTCATGGCATAATGTTCGTTGCGAACATTGCCGACAAACTTCTGTATTATGTCCAACTCTGCACAGTCACCGAGTAACTTCTTGTGTACATTGGCGACACCACTTGATGCGTTGTTAGTTGTGGTAACAACTTGTGATGCCTGCTTGTCTAGCTTACGACCAGTCCACGTAGAGATCGATAACTCGACTAGCATTGCCGATGAAGATATTGACGGTGCTGATTCTGTTAGTGTATCACTAACATTATCGGTGCTTGGTAGCTTGTGTATATTTGTAGTCATAGTAGTTCCTTTCTATTTGTTTAGTTGTTGTTATTTGTTAGTGTTGCACTAACATTATCGGGTGTGTAATGTTTCACGTATCGATTGCCTTTGATAGTGAATACTTGTACAAACCCAGTACCTCGCCACTCCCAATGTGATTGGGTGTTCTTAGGTAATCTCTTGTATTCTCGCTTGACTTTTTTGGTATCCATGTAATCCTCCAGTTCTATTTCCATTATCTATATAGTATAGCACAAATAGTGTCCTATGTCAAGTAATGTGTAAACGTGTTATTCTATGGTTTATTACCTTCACCCGTGGGCTGTCGTAGTATATTGTACCATATAACGTAATGTTCTGCAATGTACTATAATGTTCTTTATAGTATACGAATAAGTATTTGATTTTTCTGAAATGTTCTAATGTTCGGCAAGATCGGGATTTTATTAACCTGCTGACGACCCCTTCTCGATTACAGAACATTCTCAAAACGTGTTAGTGTGTCACTAACATATCGAAGTAATATTTTAAAAAACGAACATTATATATAACTGTTAAGAAACTACATTAAACTGCAAAAGCTGATAGGCAAGAAACTCTAATGCTCGATACAACTCACCACTATATGCTACCAAAACATAATGTACGGATGTTGTGTAAAAAAACCGAACATTCACCGAACATTCGCAGAACATTATAAAAATTACCGAACATTAGGCTCAACGCTACTACCATAACTGGTTTCATACTGACTCGTTATCTTGTTAGGGATACACTAACACGCTATGCTACACACACTATAACAAGTTATCACGTGTCTAAATGGCTCAACGCTACCCGTGTAACTGGCATCTTTTTGTTAGGGGGACACTAACAAGATAGCACAAACACATGGCAACAACTCTGTACACTAATCGCTAATGCTCAACGCTACCCGTGTAACTGGTGTCAAATAATTTTGGCACAAAAAAAAGCCCCCACCGAAGTGAGGGCTAATTTCTTAGATCATATCAAAGTAGACACCTAGTAAAGATGCTATGACGTAAATCATAACCATCAATCCAAATATGGCAAAAAGTTCAGCCATGAAAATTAAGCATGCTTTCATTTTGGTTTTACTCCGTTCTTAATCATTAACTTTTTAAAATCAATGTCATTACTTGTCATGATTTTTTTAACATTCTTATCATTCTCTTGACGTTGAATGTTATCTAGTCGTTGATCTTGGAGCATGAAAGCAAACTTATTTTGTGCAAACTTTCTAGCCTCTCGCCTCTTGATTGCCTCAAGAGTTTTATTGTCTTTTCTCATGATATAGTCCTTTCAATAAAGGGAGGGAGGGAGGTGTAACTCCCTCCGCTCCGCTAGTTAAATTTAATTGCTAGGTAGTAAAGCAACGGCTTGTTTAACAAGGTGCTTGATAGCCTCGCCCTTAACTAATTGCTTTTCGTCCTCGACAGCCTCGATTACTTTAAGCACATCGTTAAGGTTATCCCTGACACGTTGTTCAGGTGTGCGAGGCTTACCACCAGCCCCATTACCTCCGCTCTCTCGCTTGGCAAGAGCTTTGGATAAGTCGTTACGTCTAGCCCCTATCTGTTGCTGCCAATATCTCTTAGAGATCTTTTTAGCATCTGTCAGTCCTTTAGTTGGTGTTTCCAACAACTTTTGAACTGGAGCAGAAAAACCTGCAACGATACAATAGTTAATCTTATCGAACTGCTCGACTGTTGCCGTGCTTTTCGTATTCTTAGTATGTGGACTAAGAAACGTTGTAGATAAGAAACCGTGCTTGATTAAGACAGGTATAAGCGAGTTGATCGCATTAACACCAGCTTGAGCAGATTTAACAGTAGAGGTTATTTTATTACCGACCTCAGCAGTAAATTTAATAGATTTAGCCATTGCTAAACTCCTTTTATTGTACCAGCGAATTTTAAAAGACAGTATTGTCTTGCTGATGATTATAGTAATACACATTTTTATTAAGTTTGATATAGTAACTTTGTAAATAATAACTTTTTATTATGTTTTTTTGTTAGTGATACACTAACATTTATTATAATACTTAATGCTACTTGAAATTACTATATAATTACCCCACCCTACCCCCATACCCGACTTGTATATATTGTCGTGTACGCACGTATGTATGTCTAATTTCCACAAACATTTTCAGTTTTGCTCAAAATAGGAGACCCCCCCTTTGGAGTCCCAAACTACTTGCGTAAAAAAATTTTTTGTGTATATACTAATCAACATGACCATAACCGCAGAACCTGAGATGGGCGTGGAATTGAAACCGAGTTTACCAGAGATGGATTTAAAAGCTCGTGCAGAAGCCTCAAAAAATACAGCAGAAGAGCTGTCAAAGCACGGTCTTGACTTAAATCCAAATGCAGAAGACAAGGATATTGCAGCTAAACTTACGTTGGCGTATGCAGAGAATCCTGATAAAACCTCAAAGAAAGCCACAAATAATAAAATGGCTGCACTTACACCTGCATCTTTGGTATTAACTGATAGTATATTAAAAGAATTTGGACAGTCTGTTGTAAAAAGTGCTGTCCATGTACGGCATTTAGTGACTAACAAGTTATTGTTAGAGACTGAAAACCCTGATCCCAAGGTACGAATACGTGCTTTGGAGCTTTTGGGTAAGATATCTGACGTTGGTTTGTTTGCAGAAAAGTCAGAAGTGACTATAACACACCAATCAACTGACGATTTACGAGAAAAATTACGTGATAAGTTAAATAAATTAGTAAAAGTAGAAGATTCAGTCGAAGAAGCAGTGCTTATAGATGGTGAATCTTTAAATGTAGAAGAGGAACTTGGATTAAAAGATGAGTAAATTGATTTGTAACCTCCCAGCACATAAAGTTTGGGTACGAAAAGAGTATTTAATGAACCATCAGAGTGGTTTTGGTGAATTTGTAGAGGGAGTTTGGATTTCTGCCAAGTCAATCCCAGGCAGGGCCTTTTATTTTGAAACTTTTTTACCAAAATATGGAGCTTTGTTCGATAAATTACCTATTTCTGCGTTTTTATCTAAAGAAAGAATCCCTGAAGAGGATATGGATCTACCAAATCTGCAGTTTTGGAACTGCATGGACTATAATGTGACTGCGATATGTAAACAATTCATAGGTTCTATGGATTTTGAGGTACTTACAAGAGATTTTGGCATACAAAAAGGCAAATATGTATGCACATTGGATAATTATCACGGTGATGAGAATGTTATTGACTATAGCACTAGTGAAACCCCTGAAGAACATAAATCTTTTAACTTGTTACAATTAAATAACGGACAATATTGTCTATATCCTAACAATAGAATGAGGTTATATGATAACTCGTTGACACCTACAGAACCACTGAAGCCTGATTTTAAGGTCAGTACAATAGAATATCAGGTAGAAAATGGTAACGAATATCGTCTTGGGGACACAGATGAGTACTTTTGGAAGCTAAAAAATGATTGAAAATTTAGACTTTACAGAGGTTGAAGTACAACAGATGTTAGATAATCTGGATAGTTTCTCGCCCGAAGAAGTCCAAGAAATAGATAAACTCGTGGATGAGTTGGGGAAAAGAAAATACACAAAGTCAGTGTATGATGATCTTATAGAGTTTTGTAAGCATATGCAGCCTGATTACATTGTAGGTAAACATCACAGGATGTTAGCCGATCTTCTTATGGATATAGAACAGGGTAACAAAGATAGAATATGTGTAAACATACCACCACGCCATGGTAAATCACAGTTGGTATCTATATTCTTTCCTGCATGGTTTTTAGGTAGAAATCCTAATAAGAAAGTCATGATGGTATCACACACCACAGATTTAGCCGTAGATTTTGGTAGAAAAGTACGTAATCTGATCTCTACAAACGAGTATCAAGCTATATTTCCTAACGTGAGTTTGGCTGTGGATTCTAAATCTGCAGGTAGATGGAACACTAATTTTGGTGGCGAATATTATGCTTGTGGCATAGGTTCAGCCTTGGCTGGTAGAGGAGCGGACTTGTTATTAGTGGATGACCCACACTCAGAGCAAGATGTTATAAATGGTAATTTTAGTACATTTGAGAAAGCGTATGAGTGGTTTACATTTGGTGCACGGACTCGTTTAATGCCTGGGGGACGTGTGGCTATCATACAAACACGTTGGCACATGGATGATTTGACGGGGCGTGTGACTAGAGATATGACACAGAATGATAGAGCTGACCAGTATGAGGTTGTGGAGTTTCCTGCTATATTGGACATAGTAAATAAGAAAACAAAAAAGTCAGAACAGAAACCTTTGTGGCCTGAGTTCTTTGACATGGAGGCTTTGTTAAGAACAAAAGCATCTATGCCTACATTCCAGTGGAACGCACAATACCAACAAGAACCCACAGCAGAGGAAGCCGCACTTGTAAAAAGAGAGTGGTGGCAGTTATGGAAGAAAGAATACCCACCAGAGTGTGAGTATGTCATCATGTCTTTAGATGCAGCAGCAGAAACACATAATCGTGCTGACTATACAGCACTTACAACGTGGGGTGTATTTTTTAATGAGGAGGTAGATAATTATAATATTATATTGTTAAATAGTATAAAAAAGCGTATGGAGTTCCCAGAGTTAAAAAATATGGCTATGGAAGAATATACAGAGTGGGAGCCTGATTCTTTTATTGTGGAGAAGAAAAACTCTGGTGTTGCTCTGTATCAGGAGATGCGTAGGATGGGGTTGCCGATACAGGAGTATACCCCACATAGAGGATCAGGAGATAAACTAGCTAGACTAAACTCTGTATCTGATATAGTATCATCTGGATTATGTTGGGTTCCAGAGACTAGATGGGCAGAAGAAGTCATAGAAGAAGTTGCAGGATTTCCGTTTATGAGTCATGATGACTTAGTTGACTCAACTGTTATGGCATTAATGCGATTCAGGCAGGGTGGGTTTATAAGACTACCAAGTGATGAACCAGAAGAAGTTCAATACTTTAAACGTAGAGGAAGTGGATATTACTAATGGCAATAGAAAAAGCATTAACTCCTAATATCATGGGTGAAGGAATACAGACAAATGGTAAATTACCAGAGCCTGATTTAGAGATTGAAATAGTAAATCCTGATATGGTCACACTAGATGATGGTAGTGTAGAGGTTACCATAGTCCCTGGGGATGATACTAAAAAAGGTGGTTTTAGTGCTAATATTGCTGAAGAATTAGAAGAAGATATATTAAATACACTATCTTCTGACATAGTGGGTCTTATAGATGCAGATACTCAAAGTAGAAAAGAGTGGGCAGATACGTTTGTAAAAGGGCTTGACGTGTTAGGATTTAAGTATGAGGAACGCACAGAGCCCTGGGAAGGGGCTTGTGGAGTATACTCTAACGTGTTAGCAGAAGCTGCTATACGGTTCCAGGCTGAAACAATGAGTGAAACTTTCCCAGCAGCAGGGCCTGTGAAAACAAAGATATTAGGTGACGAAACAAAAGAAAAAGAAGAAGCAGCTAATCGTGTAAGGGCTGATATGAACTATGAGCTTACAGAACGTATGGTAGAATATCGCTCTGAGCATGAAAGATTATTGTATAATTTAGGATTAGCAGGTTCAGCATTTAAAAAAGTATATTATGATCCTAACATGGGTAGACAGATGTCATTGTATATACCTGCAGAAGATGTAATAGTTCCTTATGGTGCGTCACACATAGAGACAGCAGAACGTGTCACTCACGTAATGAGAAAAACAAAAAATGAATTAAAGAAGCTACAAGTTGCTGGTTTTTATAGAGAAATAGATGATCTAGGAGAACCACAACCATACCACACAGATATAGAAGAAAGAAAAGCTGAAGAAGGGGGATATTCTTTAACGGATGATGATAGATACACAATATACGAAGTCCATGCCGATTTAGTTATTGAAGGTATAGATGACTCAGAAGAAGAGATAGCCAAGCCGTATGTTGTTAGTATTGAACGAGGAACTGGTGAGGTACTATCAATACGTAGAAATTGGAACCCTGAAGATCCCCTTACACTTAAACGTCAGCATTTCGTACATTATGCTTACGTCCCTGGGTTTGGATTCTATGGGCTTGGCTTGATACATATCATAGGTGGATACGCTCGTGCAGGTACATCTATTATAAGACAACTTGTTGACGCAGGTACATTATCTAATCTCCCAGGGGGTTTGAAGTCCAGAGGTCTAAGAATCAAAGGTGACGATACACCGATAGAGCCTGGGGAGTTTAAAGATGTGGATGTGCCATCAGGTAGTATTCGTGACAATATCATGCCACTTCCGTACAAAGAGCCTAGCCAAACTTTGTTGGCTTTATTAAACAGCATAACAGCAGAAGGTAGAAGATTAGGAGCTATCAGTGATACAAATATATCTGATATGTCAGCAAATGCCCCAGTTGGAACAACACTTGCCTTATTAGAAAGAACTTTAAAACCTATGGCAGCAGTACAGGCTCGTGTACATTATGCCATGAAACAAGAGTTTAAATTACTAAAAACTATAATAGCAGAATACGCACCAGCACAATATTCTTATCAGCCTGCCAGAGGCGAGATGAGTGCTAGACAAGCTGATTATGGTTTAGTTGATGTTATACCTGTTAGTGATCCTAATAGTACAACCATGGCTCAGAGGGTTGTGCAATATCAAGCTGTATTACAAATGGCTACATCTGCACCACAGATATATGATTTAAAACAACTACATCGTCAGATGATAGAGGTTTTAGGTGTTAAAAACGCAGATAAACTAATACCTATGCAAGAAGATTTAAAACCTGCTGACCCTGTTAGTGAGAATATGAACGCATTGACTGGTAAACCTATGAGAGCATTTATATATCAAGATCATGATGCACATATAAAAACACATACAGCTTTCATGCAAGATCCTGCTATTGCACAAATGATAGGACAAAACCCACAGGCACAACAAATAATGGCTTCATTGCAGGCTCACATAGCAGAACATTTAGCGTTTAACTACAGAAAACAAATAGAAGAGCGACTCGGAGCACCTCTACCTAATCCTAATGAAGAGTTACCAGAGGATATAGAAGTTAATCTTGCTAGACTTGTAGCTGATGCTGGACAGCAATTAACACAAGCACATAAACAACAGGCAGCCCAAAGACAAGCTCAACAGGCAGCTCAAGACCCTGTAAATCAAATGAAACAGCAGGAATTACAGATTAGACAAGCTGACATACAAAGAAAAGCACAAAAAGATGCAGCAGATACACAGATAAAACAAAAAGAACAGATAAGAAAAGAGAAGAAAGATGCTGTTGATGCTAGATTAAAAACAGAAGAAATAAAGGTAAATAAAGCTGAAATAGCCTTAGACGCTCAAAAAGCAGGGGCTAAAATAAAAGAAGATACTCGATTTAATAAAGGTAAATTAGAGTTAGATATAATGAAAACGATGAAAGGTAAATAAATGGGGTTAACAGTCTTAGATGTTTTAAAGAAAAATATAGAAGAGCAAAAACTAACTTCAATACAGTTTCTTACAAGTGGTGGCCCAAAGGACTACGCACAATATAAGGAAGTTACTGGCTTAATCCGAGGTCTAGGAGTCAGTATCGGTATAATAGAAGACCTCGTGCGTCAACAGGAGAACGGTGAAGATGAGTGAACCAGCAATAGATCAGACAGTGCTAACTGATAAAGAAATAGATGCACAACTCCCTAAACCTGTAGGGTATCGTGTTTTAGTGGCATTACCTCAACAAAAAGATACATATGAGGGTAGTAATATATTAAAAACAGATACTACTAAAAGGCACGATCACATAATGTCCATAATGGGATTAGTTATGGATATGGGCGATCAAGCATATGCGGATAAAGAAAGATTTCCGACAGGGGCTTGGTGTAAGCAAGGAGACTATGTGATGTTCCGTGCTAATACAGGTACAAGATTTACAGTCAATGGATTAGAGTATCGTCTAATGAATGACGATTCTATAGAAGCTGTTATAGCTGATCCGACTGGTATTAAAAGAGCAATGTAGGGAGTAAACAATGCCATTCCAAAAAGTAGAATATAAATTTCCTGACGAGGACACAAATGATAACAAAAATGAAAACAATACTATCGAAGTTGAAAAATCTAGTGCTGTCGAAATTGACATTTCTGGAAAAGCCTCTGCCACTGACGGAGACTCCAAAGAAGAAAAAGGGCAGACCGAAAATAAAAAAGAAACAAAAGAAGACAACTACGAAATAGAAGTTGTTAATGATGTCCCTAAAGCAGATAGAGGCCGCAAGCCATCTGAGCCTCCTGCTGATGTTACAGAAGAAGAGTTAGGAGAATACTCTGATAAAGTTCGTAACAGAATAAAACATTTTAGTAAGGGTTATCATGATGAGCGTAGAGCTAAAGAAGCAGCGTTTCGTGAGAAACAAGAGCTTGAAAGTTTAGCAAAAAGGCTTGTAGATGAAAATAATAAACTAAAAGAAACTCAAAATAAAAATCAGACAGCTATGCTAGAAGCTGCTAAGAAAGCAGCAGAGAAAGACCTAGATGAAGCTAAAAGAGCATATAAAGTAGCTTATGATGCTGGTGATTCAGAAGCTGTAGTCACAGCTCAAGAAAGTATAACTGCTGCTAAAATTAAATCTGATAAGTTAGATAATTTTAAAATACCCGCTTTACAAGAAGAAAATAGTGAGGTACAAAATAAAGGAGGGAACACCCCACCCCCAGTCGTTGACCAAAAGGCATCGAGTTGGCATGATAAAAACCAATGGTATGGCGTTGATGACGAGATGACAAGTTACGCTTTGGGGTTGCACAGCAAACTTGTTAAACAACATGGCAACGACTACGCCAAAACCGATGAGTACTATTCGACCATAGATGCTCGTATGCGAAAATTGTTCCCAGAGAATTTTGAGGACAATGAAATAGAAGAAGAGACTGAGACCGAAAAGCCGAAGCTAAACAATGTGGTTGCACCCGCTACACGGAGCACAGCACCTAAAAAGGTCAGACTAACGCAAACACAAGTAAATCTCGCTAATCGACTTGGAGTCCCACTTGAGTTATACGCCAAGAAGGTTGCAGAAGAAATGAGGAAAAAATAATGGCTGAGAATAGAATAAATCGTGAACAAACTGTACGTGAAACTACTACTCGAAAACAGGCTTGGAGGAGGCCAGAAACATTGCCCGCTCCAAAAGAAGAGGCAGGATACACATACCGTTGGATACGAACAACCACACAAGGTCAAGTTGATGCCACCAATGTTTCCTCAAAATTACGTGAGGGTTGGGAACCTGTGAAAGCATCTGACCATCCAGAAATTACTTTGGTAACTATTGAAAACGATAAATTCAAAGATAACATTGTAATAGGAGGGTTAATGCTGTGTAAGGCTCCGATTGAACTTAAAGAAGAAAGGACTGCGTTTTTTAAACAACAGACCGATAATCAGATGAGATCAGTAGACAACAACCTCATGCGAGAAAACGATCCTCGTATGCCTCTCTTTAATGATAGAAAAACGAAGATCACTTTTGGAAAAGGTAATTAAATTTTAACAGGAGACCAAAGCTATGGCTTACCCAAATCTTGATGCCCCTTACGGGCTAGTCCCCGTTGGTTTGATTGGTGGTCGTCACTATGCAGGTGCTACTAGACAAATGAAGATAGCTAGCAATTATGGCACAGCTATCGGAAAAGGCGATTTAGTAAAACGTGTAAATGACGGAACAATCGAGCGAGACGGAAGTACAACTGCTTTTCCAGCTACTGGAACACTAGGTGTTTTCATGGGTTGCAGTTTTACAGACCCAAATACAGGACAATTAACATTCAGAAATCAATATCCTGGCAGCATTGTTGCTAGCGATATCAGTGCTTTTGTTGTTGATGACCCTGACATTATATTGAAAGTAGCTATCTGCTCTTCAGGTACAACAATGGCAACATTGGGAAGAACTGTTATTGGTAATAAGGCTTCAATCATTAGTAATACATTAAATACTACTAACGGAAGATCCAAATTAGCTATTAACAGCTCTGTTGCTACTACTTCGACACTACCATTTCAGATTATTGATGTGGTTGACAGCACAGCAACGGGATCAGATACATTCCAAGAAGTGCTTGTTATCTACAGCACACATACTGACAATGGCAGTAATGTGTTCATTGGTGGACACGCTTATCGTAACCCTGTTGGACTGTAGGAGGAATAGACAATGGCAATTTCAAGAGCACAACTTCTTAAAGAGCTTCTTCCTGGTCTTAATGCGTTATTCGGTTTAGAATACGCTAAATATACTGAAGAACATTCAGAAATCTTTGAATCCGAGACTTCTGATAGATCTTTTGAAGAAGAAACTAAACTATCAGGCTTCTCTGCCGCACCAGTCAAAGACGAAGGTTCTGCCATCGAATATGACACTGCACAGGAAGCATTCACCGCTCGCTATACACACGAAACAGTGGCGATGGGCTTTTCAATAACAGAAGAGGCTATCGAAGATAACTTGTATGACTCCTTGTCAGCACGTTATACAAAAGCACTTGCTCGTGCTATGGCGTATACCAAACAGGTAAAAGCAGCAAACATTTTAAATAATGCTTTTGACTCAGGTACTACTTATGGAGATGGAGTGGAGCTTTGTTCTACTGCACACCCATTGGTAAGTGGTGGAACTAACTCAAACGAGTTTGCTACTCCAGCCGATCTTAACGAAACTTCTTTGGAAGCCGCTGTTATTCAGATCGCAGCGTGGACAGATGAGAGAGGACTACTCATCGCAGCAAAACCTAGAAAGTTAATAATCCCACCGAATCTACAGTTTGTGGCAACAAGATTGTTAGAAACTGAAGGAAGAGTAGGATCAGCGGATAATGACCTAAACGCAATAAAGAATAATGGTTCTATCCCAGAGGGCTACACTATCAATCATTACTTGACTGATACAGATGCTTTCTTCTTATTAACTGACGTACCAAACGGCTTAAAACACTTTACACGTAGTCCAATGGCAACATCTATGGATGCTGACTTTGACACAGGTAATAGTCGTTATAAAGCTAGAGAAAGATACTCTTTTGGTGTATCCGATCCTTTAGGAATTTTCGGAACCCCAGGGGCGTAAATTTTTATTTAAGGGGGTGCTTGTCACCCCTTTATTTTTATGTATAATAAACTAAACCTTGATGAACAATAATGTTCAACATGCCAAGACAAGGAGATTTAAATGGCAAATACAACTTTTAACGGCCCCGTCCGATCCGAAAACGGTTTTAAAACAATATCCAAAAATGTAACCACTGGTGTATTAACAGAACAGATAGTCGCTTCAAGTGGTGGTGTATTAGAAGTACAAAAGGTTGCTACTTCTGGTAGAGATAACATAGTTGCAGCAGGAACAACAGTTGGTGCTAATAACGCTAGTTTAGGAACTGCGGCTACTATATTTAATGTAACTCCAAATGCACATGGGTCTGGTATTGCTGATGCAGCGATAAACACCTTTATAAACAAAATTGGTGGTGATATTGTCACAACTATATTAGTAGACTTGCATGGAGGTTTAGCTTCTGGTGGAGCGGCTAACGATGTTATTGGTACTGATGGTGGTGCTGCTAATGCTTATATAGCTGAGTTAACTAAAGAAGTTAATGGTATACCATACAAATTAGAGTTCATTTGTCTTGAAGTTCCTACAGGTGGAGATCCTGACATCAACCTTGTTTGTTCTGCAACAGGCACAACAGCAGAAAATGCTGCGGTAACTAGTGGAACTATATTATTTAACAATGGTGATCTAACTTTAGGACTACATAATGAAGCTGACGCAGGAGCAACTCTTGCGGCTTTGAGTAAGAAATTTCTGTATCTAACTTGTGGTGATGCAACTGAGGCTGCTTATACAGCAGGTAAACTTGTTATCAAGATTCATGGTGCGGCTTTCGATTTCAACAACGATTAATTTGGAGGCTAGATTATGGCAGGTTTATCAGATGTACGAGCTCTGACCATCAGTGATGAGAATGCTGCAGACGATGATAGATTAGTAACTGCAGCAAGACCAAACACCTCCGCAACGATGGCAAACACTACGTTTGCTGGTGGTGCAGCTAGAAATGTTACAGTTACAACTACAGGCACAGGTGATAATGCAAAGACTTGTACTATTACTGGTACAGATGTTTTTGGTAGTGCCTTGACTGAAGTTATAACATCAACTGGATCAGCAGAAGCAGTGGCAGGCACAAAACTATTTTTAACTGTTACCGCAGTTGAGTGTTCAGCACAATACGCAGCTAACATAAAAGTTGGATCAGGAACATTGTGTGCCCAAGCTGTAGAAAGTTCTAACAGAGTAAGATTAAAGGGAATGTCTGTGGTATCAGGTGGTACAGCAGGTGATGTCGAGTTTATAAACGGCACACCTGAGAGTGGCACTACACTATTTAAATCAAGAACTATAGGTACAGCAAACACAACTAAAGACTTTACTATACCCTCTGAAGGAGTTTTGTTTGAAAGCGGTGCTTGTATAAAATATACTTTAGATACGGCAGATAATATAACTGTATTCTACGCATAGAGGTAGATATGGCAGAAAAAGGCACAATGAAAGGTCACAGTATAAAAGGAGGACATAAGCGTCCCACTAAAGCTGGTGCTGGTATGACTAAAAAAGGTGTCGCCAAGTATCGTAGAGACAATCCTGGATCTAAATTAAAAACCGCTGTTACTGGCAAAGTTAAAGCTGGTAGCAAAGCTGCGAAAAGACGTAAGTCTTACTGTGCACGTAGTGCTGGGCAAATGAAAAAATTCCCAAAAGCTGCGAAAAACCCAAATAGCCGTTTACGTCAGGCACGTAGACGATGGAAATGTTAGGAGATTAAAATGACTAAAAGGTTAGATGAAAATTTAAAAAAAGGTCTTAATTCTAAAAATATGAAAAAGTTTATGGAAGAGGACAAAGGTGTAAAAAAGATAGAGTTAGATAAGATGAATAAAATGCTCAAAGGTAAAAAAGGTCTTGCTGGTGGTGGTAGTCTAAAAATGGTTACCAACGACCAAGGCCAAAAAGTACCTTTCTTTGCTGCTGATGGTAAAGGCAAAATGATGGGTGGTGGCATGGTCAAACCTAAGAAAATGATGGGTGGCGGCAAAGTCAAAAAATACGGAGGCGGAGGAAAAGTCCGTGGCTGTGGTGTGGCTAGAAAAGGTGTTAAATCCGCTAAAATGGTGACTATGGCAGGTGCTTAAATGCGAGTTTATTATAAAAAAGGAGGCTCTGTAAAAAAGAAAAAGAGTAAAAGCAGAGTCAACGAGGCAGGTAACTACACAAAACCATCTTTACGTAAGCGTATTTTCAATAGAATAAAAGCTGGTGGTAAGGGTGGTAGACCTGGTCAGTGGAGTGCTCGTAAAGCTCAGATGATGGCTAAAGCATATAAGAAAGCTGGTGGAGGTTATACTAGCTAATGGCGTTAAAGAAGTCACAAAGGAGTTTAAAAGCATGGGGTAAGCAGAAGTGGCGTACCAAAAGTGGTAAACCTAGTACACAAGGGCCAAAGGCAACAGGCGAGCGTTACTTACCTGAAAAAGCAATTAAGGCTGCTAAACGCAAGGCAACTAGAAAAGGTAAACAAGTGGCTAAACAGCCCAAAAAGATTGCTAAAAAAACGAGAGCATACAGAAAGTTTACGTAAGGTAAAAGAAAGTTTAGGATATGGCGACATCGGGAACAACCGCATTTGAGATGGATTTCACGGAGATAGCTGAAGAGGCTTGGGAACGTGCAGGTAGAGAGATGCGTTCGGGCTATGATTTAAGAACTGCTCGCAGGTCTATGAATCTAATGACCATAGAATGGCAGAATCGTGGTATTAATATGTGGACAATAGATAGTGGCACTATATCTGTAGTGGCAGGAACAGCACAATATGATTTACCTGCAGATACAATAGACCTTCTTGACCAAGTTATACGTACAAACGCAGGTAATGCTACCACACAATCTGATCTTACCATAAGTCGTATAGGTGTGAGTACTTACGCATCTATCCCTAACAAGTTAACAACGGGTAGACCAATACAAGTATTTATAGAAAGATTAATAACACCAAGAATAAACTTGTGGCCTGTCCCTGATACCAGTTACACATTTGTGTATTTTAGAATGAGAAGGGTACAAGATGCTGGTAATGGTGTGGAAACACCAGATATAGTATTTCGTTTTCTACCATGTTTGGTTGCTGGATTAGCTTATCATATAGCTATGAAAGTCCCAGAATTAGCACCAAGGATAGATATGTTAAAAGCTGCGTATAATGAGCAGTATGCGTTAGCTGCTGGTGAGGATAGAGAAAAAACGTCAGAAAACTTTGTGCCAAGAATAGGTAGGATTTAAAATGCCAAGTAAATTTGCATCAGGCAGAAACGCTTTAGCAGAGTGCGATATATGCGGATTTAGATTTTATTTAAGAGAGTTAAGAAGTTTAATTAGAAGAGGTAATGATACAAATATAAAAGCATGCCCACAGTGTTGGAATCCTGACCATCCACAAAATGAATTAGGTAGATATCCTGTGCATGATCCACAAGCTATACGTAATCCTAGACCAGATTTTACTGGATACCCTAAAAGTAGAGCGTTAATATATTCTGGTTCTGAGTTTAATAAATTAAGTTTTGCCACGTCTGTGGTTGTGGGGCAAGTAACAGTAACTACTTCATAAGGAGAATAATATGAATAGATCCGACATGGGAAAACAAATTAAAAATCCTGGGGCTAAAAAGATACCTGCTGATGCTAAAGGATTACAAGCATTAAAAAAGAAAAAGCCAGATGTGGTTAAAAATATGGGTTTCATGAAAAAAGGTGGTATGATAGAAAAATATACTACTGGTGGTATTATAAAAGCTAGAGGTGCAGGAGCAGCTACAAAAGGTTTTTCTTTTAAGGGGTAAACTATGAACTATACAAGTTTAAAAGCAAACATATTAGATATATGTGAAACAACATTTACAGATGACCAACTCGCTATGTTTACCCAACAGGCAG